TTTATTACTTTTCTGCACACTTCTTTTTTCCCCATTTCCAAGTTTGAGTTAGTGATTTTTTTTCTTGAAGCTTATCATTTTTGCTATCTGTTTCGGTTACACCAACTTCAACTGTAGTTTGATCTGGGCATACAGAACTACATCCATTTAAAAAGACAATTAAAGTTATTAAAATAAAACATTTAGTCATTTTTCTTCTTTTTATTTTTATTACCTTGTTTCTTTTTCATTTGTTTTAATTTTTGTTTAACAAAATTAGTATTTTTTTTAATCTGTTTAGATAGAATCTCTTGTCCTTGTTGAAGTTTAAAGACTTGTTCTTTCATGCTCCAAGTTTCGTGAAGATTCCAGCCGACCAGGGCAATCAAGGCGGCTAATGCCATACCAATTATTTTATCTTTTAAATCCATATTAATTTTCCAATCATTTTCTTATAATGTGTTTTCTTAATGCTCTAACTAATCTTTCGATATTGTCAATAATATCTATAAGAGCCTTATCCTTAATGAAATGCTGCTCAAGCTTTAATTCATCATATTCTCTTAAAGGTATAGTTACAGTTCTTTTAGAAGTTAACTCATCTTCATAACTAGCATCATCCGCTATTTGTTTATCTTCATCCTCTATCATTACTCTAATTTAGCGTCTATTCTTTTCTTAAGTTCCGCTCTTTCTTTTTCAACTTCTTTTAATTGTTCTTTTAATTCTTCACTGTCAGGATTTTCTCTTACAAGTTTTTTAAGCTCATAATATTGTTTTGTTAGTTCGCGATATTCGTATGTATCTATTCTAAGATTAATTTGCTCTTTTATATCTTTTATTTCTTTAGCATCTACATACCTATCATCAATAAACCAAACACCTGTAATAAATGTGATAATAAGCGCGGCACTTGCTAATGTTTTTAATATTTTCATTAACTAGGCCCTGCACACCATGCTAACCAAAGAATGGCTACAAATAGGGTAATTGTAAAATATCTTTGTCTTCTTCGATACGCTTTTGCTCTTAAAAGAACTGATCTTTGAAGTTTTAATGTTTTGTATTTCATAGCACCTACCCATTATTGACACCATTCACATTCATTTGTATCATCCACCACTAAACCTTCTTCTTTAGGTTCACACTCACATTTTTTACATGCACAAGTTCCGTATTCATCTGCATGAAGATCCCCACTACAATGACAGTTGTGGTGACATTTTCTGCATTTACTCATTTTTTTGATTATTTAATAACTAGTTCGTATAATATGATCAAAGCTATAATTATACCAATAGTAACTTTTTTATTAGTTATAGCTAAGTTCCATATTCTTTTAGTGTGTTGTATTACTTTTTCCATAATATACTCCTCTTTTATTTTATTATACCCCAATTGGGGCCAGATTCATAGTCTACTTTATTAGGAACTTCAAGTGAAACTGCATTCTCCATTATCTCTTTTATTTTGTCAGAATTGTTGTTTACAGAGATATCTAGTTCATCATGTACTTGTATATGGGGAATTATTCCTTCTTTATGTAGTTCTATCATTGCTTTTTTTGTCATATCTGCCGCACTTCCTTGAATTAGTTTATTTAAAGCTTTGTAAGTGTATGCTCTCTTGATCCCTGGTCCGTGTTCCGTGAGCGCTGTATCATGTGGTAATGCTTTGTGAATTCCAAACTGGTTTGGCTCCCATAAATGGAAGCGACAAAGGCGACCAAGAAGAGTTCTAATTCGACCACGATCCTGGGCACGTTGCATAACATTGTCCATCAGCTGTTTTACGAATGGAACCTTATTATGATATTGTCTAAATAGTTCTTCCGCCTTTTCCTTACTCACTCCAAGTTCAGCTTGAAGTTTATTTTTTCCCATACCATAGAACAGGCCAAGATTTATGGTCTTGGCCTGATATCTAGGTATCTCTGCCATATCAGCGACGATAGTATGAAAATCTGCATTACCCCCTTTATATAATTCCAATACTTCGTCCACTCCGTAGAGATTCTGTAAAGTTGCATAATGTACCACCAACCTAGGCTCTTGCTGAGAATAGTCAAAACAACCCCATGTATGGCCTTCCTCGGGTATAAATAATGACCTGATCCGTGGTCCAAGATTCTTGTCACGTGCTGGTATTTGCTGTAAATTTGGGTTTGAATACGAAAATCTTCCTGTTACCGTTCCACCGTTATCTCCTCGTAATTGGTTAATTTCTGCGTGTATTCTCCCCTTGTGAGAATGTTTTATTATGGTATCAATGAATGTGGTATGGGCCTTATTAATTTCTCTGGCTCGGGCTATTCGTTTCACTAGTGGGTGGGGGTGATTTTGAAGAAAGTTTTTTGTAAATGATGGAGAATTTGTTTTTTCAGTGCGGTCGAATGGTAGGTGAAGCTTTTCAAAAACTTGCGCAATTGAACGTGCAGCCCATATTTGAACGTCTACTGATGTTTCTTTTTTTACTAATTGTAAGTATTCTTTTTCTTCTTCAACTAATTCTGCTTTTAATTTGTGAGCTGATTCTGCATCTGTTCGAACTCCTAAAAAACGCATATCGACTAGGCAAGGAAAAAGTTCAGTCTCTAAATCAAAAATAGAAGTTAAATCTTGGTGTAATATTTCTTTCTTAAGTTCCTGCCATAATTCTAAAGTTATCTCGGCATCCTTTTCTGCATATGCGCCGACATAAATGGCAGGTAGTTTATACATTTCTGCCTTGGCGTCAACCCCCCAACTCTTAGCAGCTTCATATAATTCTGTTTCATTTTTTCCTTTTCCAGTGTATCTTTTAGAACAGTTGTTTAAGTCATAGCGCATTTGATTCTCATCAACCAAAGCCGATGCTATCATTGTGTCGACTATTTTACCGTTAATACTTAAACTTAACGCGCGTATCCAACAAACGTCATACATGGCGTTATGGAATATCTTTGTGGCTGGTGTATTTAATACATCTTGAAACCATTTCAAGACTTTTTTACGATCCATATTACCACCACCTTCGTGAGCAATCGGATAATAACCAGACCAATCTGTAACAGCGACAGCTACTCCAACAACTTCTCCTGCACCAACTACTGAACCAGATCCCATTCTAATATTTAAATTAGGATCTTTAGTTTCCAGGTCAATTGCTATTTCATCATACTTTGATAGGTCAGGAAATTCTTCTGGCGGCAGCCATTCTGTCTGTGGTTTAAATAATGGTACTTGTATCATTTTTTTATTTTAGATTCAAAAACTTGACTCATTTCTGTCTCATCTCCATAATCTCTTTCTATTGCCATATTAATATAATGTTTTGCTTTTTCTAAATCTTGTTTTTGTCCTTTTTGTTTATGTCTACATAAATATTTTATCGCGTTGCCTTCAGCGAATGGTAAATTATTTTTATTTATAAATTCTGATGGCTGTATAACCATAGATTGATAATGATCACCACCAACTTGTTTTTCGTATACACCACTCATATTTTATATCCTTTGTATTCCTGTTTTGGTGAGATAATATGAAGATGTTCCTTGGTCCTTGTTGCACCAACATAGAATAATCTATTTTCATCATCTGCATTTCTTTCATAAGCTTTCATTGTATTTTCACTTAAGTCAGTAAGTAGTACAACATTTTCTGATTCGCCACCTTTAGCTCCGTGTATAGTTGATAATTGAATTCTTGGTGATTCATTAAGTTTTTCACCATTCTTTCTCATTTTTCTTAAATAACTTATGTCTCTTCCAGGAGCATTATTAAATGCTTCAAACCATGGATCTTTAGTATTTAAACCATAATCTTTTGTAAGCTGATCCATTCCATAAAAAGATCCTTTTGCCATTCCTTTCATTTTTTGTTTATCAAATTTTTCAATTGTCATGTAAGAAGATATTTTTACAAGTTGATCATAACTTAATAGTTGACCCTGTTTTAAATGCTCCCAGTCAACAGCGGCCATGTGTAAATTTTGTTCTTTAGTTTTTTTAAATCTATTTTTGTAGTATAAACCGTTACGATACAAAGTATCTTCTAATTCATTTAACATATATCTAGTTCTAGTTAAAATTAACCATTCTCCAGATGTCATATCTATTTGTTCAAATTCATCATAACGACTTAAAGATCCTTCATGTATTTTTGGAGCCCAATTTTTATCAATTCTTTTTTTAATTTTATTTATAATACCCATAGCTAGATTATGAACTTTTGCAGGTATTCTAAATGATTGAGTTAGTGGCAACATTTGACCTTCCTGTGCAATAAATGAATCTACATCTGCACCTGCCCATCTAAATATTGCTTGATCATCATCACCTGCAATAAAAGAATCTTCAGTTTTGTTCCAGATAGATCTTGCCATATCCCATTGCATTAAAGATAAATCTTGTGCTTCATCAATAAACACAACATCAAAATTTGGAGATTTATCTGATTTTATAAAATTTAAAATCATGTCGTTAAAGTCTATAAGGTTATATTCTTTTTTGTATCTTTCTATTTCATTTGAAATAATTCGAACCTTGTCTCTTTCTAAGTCTTGATTATGTTCATGTAAATCATATTGTTGTTCTGGTGTAATATTTCTAAGTTTAGCTAGATTAATAATTCTTAAATATTCACTATCCGATGTAAAAATTCCTCCATGTTCATCTTCATATTTTGCGTAGTTTACTGGAAAGCCTAACTTTTTTCCAAGATCAACATAATGATTTTTCTGCATGACACTTTCTTTTTTAATACCTAGTTTTCTAAATGCGAGTGAGTGTAATGTTCTGAAATATGGAAGATCATCTTCTGTTAGATTAAATTTTTTAATTGCTCTATCTCTAGCTTCGTGTGCAGCTTTTTGTGTGAAAGCAAAATAGCCTATCTTATCTGGATCAGTTTCTTTTAAATAATCATCTACTTTGTTTAAAAGAGTCCAAGTTTTTCCAGTTCCTGGTGGTCCTAATACAATTGTTTTCATTTAGGCTCCCATCTAAGATCAGACCATGCCTTGTTCCATGAAGTCTCTACTTTATCATAAGATTTTTTTTGGGCTCCTCTAAATCCTTCCTCGGGATTATCTAATAAACGAGGAGAAAAAATAGCCGAACGATTATCATGATATGCAAGATATTCCCTGTCTTCCCATAATACTAAACCTATATCGGTGGGATTATCATAACTGTAAGAATAATTAAAACTATAAGAAGTTAGCTTGTCAAATATTTCATTTTCAAAACTAATAGCCATACACGCATGATCACATCTATTAAACAAGTTGCTACCAAAAAGCAATAAATCATTTTTAGGATTCCAACATCTTTTTATTTTTTCTCTAAAATTGTCATAATTAGGATCATCATAATA